GCCTGGCGGGCCTTCGGAGCCTGGCGGGCCTTCGTGGTCCCTCGGTTCACAGTAGTTTTGGGGGCTAATCTGGGCTTAGGAGCCGTTCTCTGTAAAGTTCGCTTACGCTGAGGATTCCAACGAGTGTACATTTGTTTTTAGAGGTTCTGATTTTTTTACATGATGTTGTTTGATGTGGTGTTCCAGGTCCGCCAAAAATTGCAAGTACTTAGATTCTGTAGTACATCGTCGCAGTTTTCGGCTCCATGATGCAGTTGCCAACAATTTACGTAAACGTTCTGCACATTCTGGACAGGGCAAAATGTCTGGCAAAAGCTTTACTATTTTGTGAAAAAAAGCGGCGCGATGGGGAACAAAAAGGAGACCCAATGTGTTGAAAAAATTCCACACGTAAGGCCCCCATGTTCGCGGACTTTCAATCACATCTGTGGCATCAAACCAAATACGAAACCTGTTTAAAGACATGAGCCATTTCGTCAATGTTTCTTGAGAGCGGGTCATGCTTGGGGACATGCGAGTGAAAAAGTTGACCTTATACCACGTAGGGATATCTTCATGTTGAAGGATGCGACTAAAGTAAGTCAAAAAACGAAACATGGCAGTCTTTTGAGCTGCGGTGGGCTTCGTAGGATATGCTGCAACAAAAATAGAGATACCTTGATTAATGGCTTCAAGGGACATCCCTTTTTTTACAGATGTGCCAAATTTTTAAACTAGCACAGAACGAACCAACCGTGGGTACATGGACGGTCTCTTCACCAACTCAGAAACCATTATAGCTCCAAGATTAAAGGGTGTGCACCCTGCTCCCAGCGAATCACAAGCCTCTCGGGCAGCACAGATGGCTGCAGAAAGGTAAGCAATCCCTTTGCCAAACACAAACGTTGAATTGTTGGTACACTGGCCAATATCTCTGGAATAGCGAATAATTTGAAGAAACAGATAACCAAAACTGTTATAATCACTGGATGAGTAATTAAGTACTTGATCTCTCAGTGAAATCAATTCTGATTCAGAAAGACTCGAGACCTCACAGACTTTTAGGATTTTTTTGATAAAAGCCAGGACAACTCGCTTATTTTTACGATGAGCTCTCGTAAACCTTGGGTCGCCTAATAGTGGTCGAAGCTTAGCTTCTTGATCCTGTCTAAGATCTTGAAAATAATTTAACCAACCTGGCAGAGGCCTTTTTGAGAGTGGATACTCACTGCCACTTATAGTGAATTCCCCACAAAAGCCAGGTGGACGGGTAATTAACGGTAAAAAACTTGTATCGAACCCCGGTAAAAGTAACATCGCGTCAAGTATATGCTCTCGTTCCTGAGAAGAAAGGGTTCCAGATGACCCATAATCAATAATGCAAAGGCAGTACTGAGCTGAAGAGGGACCCATCAAAATGTTACCCGCATGTAAGTCCGCATGTAAAAAACCCCGATTCGGTGGAACCCCCCAAAATATGTTAATAAACCAAATTTTAAAGAAATTGATGAGATTGTTGTATACTTGCCTGACCCCCTGACGATCCCCTTGAGAAACGAGTTCTTCTAAGGCTTCTTTAAGATTACGTTCAGGTCCAGCTGATGTTACTAGAATTGGTAATGGATCCATTTTGAAGGGAGCAACAACTTCCACCGAATACACGTTCTGTCGGGGTTGATTGTAAATATGATAACCACGCACGGTTGACCAATACTCTTGTTCGTAATCAAACTCTTCGGTAAAAAGCACGATTAGGAACATCAACAATTGCCGCGTTTGGTACAGCAGAACATCCGAAACACCTGGTTGACGCAGGTCGTGCCAGACTTGGCTTAACAAGTAATCACATTCACACAAAAAGAAAAACATGTAGAAGGGTTTAACAAATTTGAGAACAGCCCGATCACCATTTGCTAGCCTGGTTTTATAGGCCACGGCGATACTGGCAGATCCCAGAGGCCGCTCAGACATGTTATCAACTAAAACCTTGCGTGACTTGGAAAGCGACCCACGAATCTTGGTCTTCACGACTTTCATCTCTTGCTGGGTGAGTGCTGGTACATTGCTGAAAATATTTTCCACCACCTGATTTACAGTTATTCCGGCGTCTACTTCTTCTTCATTGTTGTTGTTATATTGTTGAAGAAGCTTGAGAACAATGGGACCAGATCCAGCCAAACAAATACTTAAACCAGTTGCGCCATACTCTTTAAAAAACTGGGTAATACTCAAGCTCCTGTTGCGCCCTTGAATACGGCTTTCGGATAATTTATATGCATATTCAATATTGAGTGAAATTGGCCAAAGCTTTTTCGGAGCGCTGTAGTAACTGCGCATGATGGTTGCCATTAATAAGTTTACCTGGGCCGTCATGGTCTTTTTGCTCGCAAACTTTTCAGTAATACGTTCGCCGACAAAAAAGTTTACTGTCGGTGCCACGATTGCCCGGGGCCTAATAAAATAACTGGACCCAGACAACCAAGGGCTGTCTTGTTCCCACCAAGCTTGGACACCTCCTTGGGGACTACCCGACCACAAGTCATCCCGGAGTACGAGATCAGAATCTTGGGACTTAAGGACTTTCTTAAGCCTACCCCTTAGGTCACGGGCTTGTTGCCAATAATGTCCAAAACCTTTACTTAACATTTCTTGTAAAAGCCGATAACGCATAGCTTCCAACTTCTGCTTGCTTGTGATCATTTGTTTTTAACAAAAGCCCAGTATTTTTTGGTGCATGGAAACTACTAAAAACGCCCCTCCCTCCAGAAGCACTGGACCTTCTTGTGGTATTAGGACCGTACCTGGAGACATGGACCCAGAATTCTTAATATTAGTTTTTTCCAGAGCAACAATCAATAATTGACCGCCCTGAAGGCTCAAGGGTTCGCCTTGACGCACCTGTCGGTATATCCAGATTTGATTGGGGCATGCGTACTTTTGATTGGTCAATTTTCGGAAAATCCGAGATAATTCTCCGCACAATTCAGCACCATCCATTTCAGCGGGAACCAAGGCTTTGTCAAAAAAGGCATTATGAGGCAACATGGGAACCAAAGTCAACATTTCACGGGGTATGTTCACTTCCAGCATTGTTCTCACTGTTCTGTTGGGTTTGGTTCGAGCCTTGCGACATGCCAGTTTATCCACTATGTATTTGATGCATAGGGCGAGTACGATGACCGCTAATCCAACCCAGAGACCAATGTTTGGCATGTTCGACTCTTTACATGAAGACCCATTATTTGGCAACATCAACGCAGACTTGAAGGAAACAAAGTTTGTGGCATCCTTTCTCGATGTTAAGGCATCTGGTCCCAGCGACTTACAAGTGGCAACTTCCCGAGAAGTCAAGGAACCTACAAGTTCGGAAGATATCAAAGCGTGCATTCTTAATGCGCTAAACACCTTATCCCCTACTATGGCTTACTGGCAACATGAATCCCTTCAATTTCCGTGCGCCATTTATGGCTTTTTCTTGAAAGGGTTCAAGGTCAAATGTGTTTTCCTGCCCTTGGAGACTTCAGAGACGAATGAGTACTCGACCTTCTTTGCCGATCTGTACCATGTGTTACAAGCTAACAAGGCTCATTTTAGTCAAGAGGATCAGAAGGCAATTGAGACATTGGGACCCCAAATGCAAACCGACCTGCGCCACCTTTACGTGAAGACTTCAGATGGCAAGTATGCTGGGTTGCGACAGCATATCTGGACTACTATTTTGGACTGCAAGTTTAACCAAACAGCTATCAATTGGTTTCACAGTGAGTTTTTGGCTAAGGCGCACGTGGAGGCCCCTCATGACTTTCGACCATTAGTTAAAGAATTAGTTGCAGATTTCAAGTGTCAACCCATCTATGGTGCATACCCCTGTCAGACTCAACAATGTCGATGCGGATATTTGGGTGAGCGACTCGTGTATGAGAAACAAATTGGCCATCGCAGGTCCGATGATGTCCTCACTATCAAGGACGCGCTCGCTGAAATTCGGTCACCCTTTCCGATACGCGCCAAACTGTACTTAGCACCAACCATCCTTCGAATTCAAGAGAGTGTGAACCTCAGGAAGCCTTCCAGGGGAAAAAGGAGCCGGTCGGTCCTTCAAGCTTGTCTCTTGGAATCCAAGAATTGTGAAGGTCAACTTATTGGCGGCTGGAGCGAATGTTGCGCGCACCCCACTGTCTGTGAGTACCACACCGAGGTTCACGAAGCTAAAGGAACTCGCTCGTTCTGCCCCAAACATGGGCGCAAAGGGAATATTATCAAAGGAAAGGTTATTTGAGATAAAAATTCGGCACTACGTATCGCATAAAGGCTCAACGATATATACAAAATAAATTGGGTTTTTAATGATGAGCTCGTACAATTTAAGGGACTTAATACTTTTCTAGTGCTGGTTTAAATGTTAACTGTTTCAGCATCAGCAGTATCGGGGCTCTTAGGTTGTTTTGGGACTTACCGACAATATTCGGCCCTACGTAAACTCACAGATGCCCATTTGCCTCCTTTAGGTACCACTGGGTCCCTTCATGGTGAACACGTTAACTTTTTAGAGATTGGACGGGAATGGGAGCAGTTGCACAGAAGTATTAACACCTGCCAATGGCAATCTGAAATTGTGGATATCTCTGAAAATGGCTTTAAACTCCTCTTCTGGAATAAGCGCATGGATAATCACATACGTTCCTCAAACTTGCAAGATGAAGACCTAGTTCAGCTTCTTCAGGATGTAATCCGATGTCCGCAAAACCATAACAAACACATGAGGCGCTTAAGAGAGCTAAAATCCCGGCTCCCACAAGACTTATTTGCTCGTCTGGAGCTCTCTTCAATGTGCTACCGTTATGTGCACTCTAGTGTGTGTAAAAGGTACGGTATTCAGGGCGAAACCGCACTTATAGACGCCTACAACCGCGTCCATGACTCCCCCATTGTCAAAGTACCACATCGCTTCAAGAAGCAGATCGAGTTACCCGGAGGGCGCCATACCATCATGTTAACTGGGCAAATCGATGGCATGCAAGAGAATGTGGTGATCGAAATTAAGCACAGAAGCTCCAAGATCTTTCAGACTTTACCTGTGTACGAACTCGTACAACTTCATGTGTACATGTTCCTGACTGGTACAAAACGCTGCAAGATGCTTCAGGCCGTCCGTGTACCTCAAACATCTTACGTAGAACAAACTCTGGTGCGATTCTCTTCGACGTTCTGGAACCGGCTTTTGGAGGGGCTTGCCCAAGCTGTGGATTTTCTGGATAACTTGGACGCATCCGAATTTACTCGAGCATGTTTTTGCGCGCTCCCAGAAGCCTCCAAGTTTGAGATGCTCCAAAAGTACATTCCAGAGTTACAGATGACCCCAGGAGAGTATAACTATAGTGTAATCCAATGAATAAAGATGAGTACTGAAGAGCAAACTCTAGCCTATGATGACTTAGAAACATGCATGGTTCCAGTCAGATTTATCCGCGGTGACGAGGTTCTGGTCGACGCTAGAGGTAAATGGGACTTCCTCTATGTGCAAGAGGCGTGTCAGAGACAGTTGGAGCGGGAAGTGACTTCGGAGAATGAGTGGGTCAATTACATGTGTGCGCGTGAGCAAGCGGGAACAACTATAAACCTAGATATACACACCCCTGTCAAGTTTGTGAGGACCAGTAGACTAGATGAGAAGTCTGCACTAAAGTGGACAGCTGGAGTAGTCGGTGTTGGGGTTGGGGCATATGCGGGTTATCGGGGTTACAAATACGTTAGAGATATTCAGAATCGCTTTACGCTGATGCAGGATAAGCTTTTTTTAGTGGACGGAGCTCTTCGGCGAATCAAGCGACGTTCCGCAGACCTCAGAGAAGCCCTTGCCCAACTAGCTCAGTTGCGTCTCGAGACAGACCAAATCTTGAAGGAATTTCGCATTCCTTCGACCTAGAATGCGTTTGAGACACCTTTCACAGAAAAAAAAATTACCTAGCCTGTAAAGATGCCGTTGAGTTGTGCTTACTGTCGTAAGACGCACCCGAACTGCCACAAAGGCCGCTATTCGGAAGCCCAATTATTCCGAGTAATGCCAGCTTACTTTAAGCATGGGGAAAAGCAGTTCTACTGTGATGCGTTTTGCTACATGCGATGGGCCATTGATGCTGAAGTGGTCTATAAACCCATGCGATGGCGTGACATCATCAACTTCTACTTAACCTTGCCCGAAAAGTATCCACCAGCAGAGTGGCCCGACAAATTCAGAGAGTACAAGTACTTGGCTGACCTTGACCCAGAAGTGACTATGGAAGCGCATTCAGCCGAAGATGGGGCCGACATTTCCGCGTATGAAAAATTCTTAAAAACATATCCTCATGCATAAAATGTGGCTGCCGCCGCGAAAAAAAAAATTTTGAAGCACATTTTTGAAATTTTTTAAAAAATCCCAAGTTTATCCCAAAAACCATTTAGGGCACTTTAGTCCCGGGGACTAGATTTAGGATTCTCAACAACCAATAAAAAAAATGGCTGAAGCTTGGGGTGTGCTTCGAGCACGAAATGGTACTGTGACACTTCCTCACACTATTGACATCATTTCCAACTGGCAATCCACGGATTGCAAACACGCTGAAATGTGGATTGATAACCAAAAAATATGGGAAGGTCGGTGCTTGGAAGAGTTGGGGCCCTTGGAGCTTGTGTGTCTCAACGAACCTCCTGAATTACGCCTTCAACCTGACGAACAGTTTGTACAATATTTTGGATGTATTCTGACCCTGGAAAATAAACTGGCCCTAATTAGGAAACCCCATACCTTCGCGAGGGAAGATGGTACAAAATGGACATATGCAGACGGCTGCTTGACAATTATCAAGCCCAAAGAATAAAACCAAAGAATGCTTAACACCTGCTCCATCGGCTTTGGATTTCAAGGAATTAGGACTTATAAAGAACCTAAAGAAAAGCTGCCAGTGCGTGTAAGATCCCGAAGCTTCAGGAGGAGACCGGCCCCACCAAGCAAGTGCCCTTGTAAGCTGGTTCAGACCTCTCCATTGTTGTGAACGTGTCGGATTTTACTGAATTTTTTTCCGTCCTCATAAGATAAAAAAAACAAAAGACTTCATGAGCCTCACTCACGTTCAAGAATACAAATTATCACTTGCTATTAATGAAAGACAACGGATTGTGGCAAAACTTGGTGATGATGGTGAGTATCAGCCTCTCAACAAAGCACTTCGATCTGTTCGAAAAATTTACAAAGATCTAAGGAAACAAGAACAACAAGCTCTTTTGCAACAACAAAAGAAAGCCGAACAAGCAAGTTTGGACGACAAAAGAGCAAAGCGTCAAGAAAGGCGCCAGAAAAAGAAAGACGCCCACGATAAACGTAGAGCAGAACGCGAAGCAGAAAAACGAGCTCTTAATGAAAGCTCGCTCACGTAAAAAAAAGTTTTCTTAATAAAAAAACAAACAACAAAATAATGTCTTCCTCACTTCAAGAATGCAAAACCCTCCGTGTTCGCGGAATTGTTGCGTGTGATGCCAAAGTAGGCTCAATTTCAGACTTACAAGGTAACCCCATCGGGGGCTTCACGGTAGCTGCAAATGGTGGTAGTCAACTTGAAGTAAAATCTGGGGATACTCTTGACTTTAAGAGTGATAGTTTGGATATCGAAGTGACTCCAGGAAGTGTTGTTGTGTCTGTGGAAACCAAAATCCCAGGAGTCTTTTTGGCCCGAGGTGGTATTAATGATGATACACTTGATGCGCTTGGTGGGACTCTATGGAACCCATTTAATGCTAACGAAACCTGGTACATTGAAGAGGATGATATTGATGAAACCTTGGCACCTATTACCTTCCCTCCGTATGGCCTCCAAAGCCACGTACTACCCTTTGACCTGAAAAGAGTGTACATGACTGTCACTGTGGACAGGGACAGTGCTCCAATCGCATTCGGGATTTTGAGGTGCCAAATGTTTGATTCATTTTTCAACAAGGTGGGTTCTCCCGTGGATTTGGACTTTGGCAGCCAACTTATTGGTACCTCAGTTGGAGGATATATCGATATGGTGCTTGACACTCCATGGCCAGCTAATCAAACGTTTTACCTGGCCTTTCAGCAAACCCCAACTGATTCTCTATGGACCATTGCAATCACCGCATACGCCAGCTAATTTGTGTTCAAATGCAACGCCAAATTGTTTGTAGAAAAAAGTAACTGAATAAAAAGTATCATGTCATCCCAACAACAACAATGTCGTTCATGTGGACAAGATCGCAAAGATCTCTTAAATCGTTCGGAAATTGGCGATATCCTCTGTGATCCATGTCTCCAAGTTCAGCTCAATGCTCATCCTATAACATATAGTGATCAGTTTAAGAGTAGTCTTAGTAAGCTTTTACGTAACCAAGGAACTATGGTAGGTTATGGTTGTCTCAAGGTGGTTGCGACATGGTCGGATCTCCTGCGTGCCAATCAGTGCGAAGAGATCAAGCAAGCCCAAGAATGGCTGGTACATGTTTTCCGGGCTTTCCTGATTTGGTGCCAGGAAAAGAAGTCCTTCGACCGTCATGAAGTCGACGAAATTACTGGACTCGTGACTTTACAGGAAACCCTGCAGAAAATGGCCGGGAGTTACATGTATATCCCCGACTTCAAATCGTTCATATGTGCGTTTGGCGAACTCTTAATTATAACAAATCCGCAGTTTAAGGAAAAAGAAAAAGCATGATTCTTTACGATTCTAGCCATTGGCCTCAGGTCACACTCCACTTTCGCAGTTCTGACTGGAATAGAACTGACTACCTAGCTTTCATGAATGCTTTCAAGTTGCTTCTAGACAGGGCTGAAGCTGAAAATGTCAAAATTAAGCTCTTTATTCAGGGCGCCGTGGAAAACAACGTACCCCCGGCTTCATTTTATCCCCTAGTTATTGCGGATGTTGTTAGGCTGTATCCGCGTTTCAAGAATCTTTTGGAAAAAACTAGCATTTACAGTCCGACCAACGACCTCGATGGCTTTTTTAATATGCTATTTAGAGTATACCAACCAGCAAGGCCGGTGCGGCGTTTCAAAGACTTTGAAATGGCCATCAAGTGGCTCTATGCTGATTCAGAATAACATCAAGAAGTGATCTTGGGAATCTCGCCACTCACATTCACTCTTCCGTGATCACCAACCTTTGGCAATGAAACTGACCGGGCCAGGTTTGAATACCACGAGACTGGGGATCAAAACAATATTCATCTCCCCACCATATGCTCGATTCCCTGACATCTAATGCTAATGCATCACTCAATGATGTGGCAGCGATTCCAGCCCGATCCCCTATAGCGCGAATACTTGATCCCGACAGTCGCATGTATAGTTTCTTGTCATCATCATATTCCCATTCAACTGGAGTATCTCCCCAAGACAAATTGAAGTTGTCAAGAGCGGTTAAGTACTTACCATTATACTGAATAGTAAGTTTAGTACCGGGTTGAATCAGTGGATCAACTTGGTCACAATTCTCTCCACGGAAGCCTTTATCACAATAGCAATATGATCTTCCTTGGCAAACTTCGAAGTCGTCGCAGTCGTCGCAGTCGTCGCAGTCTTTACAAGTTGTTTTTATCGCAAAATATGTCACTAAAGCTGCAATTGCGGCTCCAAAAATAAAAAATCCAATCAATAATGCAATTTGTGCTGGAGTCATGTGTTTTTTATAATTAAATGGTGTGAAAATTAATTGTCCTTGAAAGCCGGCATCTTCATCCCAGATGGATCCTGTTCGTCAGTCCAACGGGGGAGCCATCTTGGTAGAGTAAGATGGTACCAAGGGAGCTCGCGTTCCAGTAACTCTCTGTAGTAAGATTCCTCGCGGTCAACAGGACTCAGACCAGGATAAAGATTTCCTGCAACAAGCCAATCCTGTATGATCTTATAAAGCGGACGTTCTACGGGTCCTGTTGAATCCGAAAATCCCGATTTAGTTCTGAACGTGATCTGTGCCGGAAGGAATTCTCGAAAAGCATAGCGGAGAATATACTTTTCATGCCCTCTGACAGGCCGCAACTGAACGTCGGATAGGTTGTGTACAAGATTGAGAACATCCTTGTCTAAGAAGGGCACTCTTAATTCCAGCCCACATGAACTGATGCAGCGATCCGCACGTAGAACATCGTACAAGTGCAATTCATCTTGAAGACGCTGAGATTCCAGACGAGCCGCAGAAGCACAAGGGGCTTCATGAAAGTATAAGTAACCCTGGAAAAGCTCATCACTTCCTTCACCCGAAAAGATAACCGTGTCATCCGTCTTGTTTTCAATATATTTGGCCAGCAAGTACATTCCTATGGAGGCGCGAACGGTGGTAACATCGTAGCTTTCCAGGACGCGCACAACTTCAGGTATGGCTTCTAGAGCATCCACTGGTGTGAATGGGACCTCAGTGTGTATGGTGCCTAAATGATTTGCCACAATCCGCGCCGCCTTAAGGTCTGGAGACCCTTCCATACCAATGGAGTATGTTCTGACATTTTCTGGGCCAATTTCGCGGCAAAGTATGGCCGTGACAATGCTGCTGTCCAGACCACCGGATAAGAGGCATCCAATGGGTCGATCAGTCATCAAACGTTTTCGGACTGCACCAATAAGTACTTCTTGGATCATGTTGGCTGGGCTAGGACCCAGGTGTCGAAGGGGTAACGTGTGAGGCAAGTAATACATCTTACCCTTCCTAACCTGTGCCAGACCAGGTGGGAACTGTTTGATGTCTACGCAAAAATCCAGAGCTGCGGCAAGGGATGCAAAGGCCAATTTCCTATTCTCCGTATAACCAAAGAACAATGGCCTTACTCCTATAGGGTCACGAGCCACGATCCATTCCCCGGCTGATTGGCGAGCCACGAAGGCGAAAACACCATCAAGAGCCCGATAGAACTGGAGGGGCGTAAGCTTACTCAGTAGGGGACCCAGAACCTCACAGTCTGACTTGGATTCGGGCACAATCCGGTAACGAGTCTCTAGCTCCTGATGATTATAAATCTCACCATTACACATGTATATCAAACCAGGTTTCTGGAAAGGTTGCATACCTTCGTTGGAAAGATCAATAATCTTAAGGCGCGTAAATGCTAAGGTATCATCTTCCATCTTTGTAATCTTGGTCATATCTGGACCGCGATCCTGAAGGCGCTCAAGATTCCTTAGCATGGTCTTATGCTCCACCTTCGAGTCGAGAATGGCTAGGATACCACACATGGATACCTTTTACGTAAAGTCCTGGACTTTTTAAGCAATCTTAAAAGAAACATGCCAAAGCCAACCAGCGTGTGAAACGAGAAGCTCAGAGGCGCATACGCGTCTAGGACGCTACAAAGACCCCAAGCGGATTTGCCAAAAAAGGTTCCATATGGGAGACCTAAAACTGGGGAGCGTCCCTATCCAGATGTCGCAAGGTTTATTGAAGTCCACAGGCTTCGGCCACAGTTGGGAATTGTTCTTGAAAAATGAGCTTGGCTTGTAGAGCAACGTCCTGATGCTCCTTCTGAGTCCCATTACCGCATCTAAGATTGATATAGTGTATCCAATCCCTCACAGTCCCCTGCATGTACAACTTGGTATACGAACGCATAGGAAGCACGAATCGTGCGCATTCCTTAGCCACTCCGCGTTCTAGGGCTTCCGAGTATACTTTGAGGGTGGCTTCCTCCAATTGCTTGAGTTCAGCACTCCACCAAGCTTTCGTGTCCCCTGGAAGATCGTTGTGGCTATTTTGGCGGTTCTTGGTATCTTGGCGGCGCGCTGCAACTGGCTCCACCCTCGGAACGGCGGCATAACGCTGGCTGAACTCTTGGAAATGAAAGGAACGATGCCGTAAGATCTGGGCACTTATAGCGCGGGTGGTTTGGATCTCAAGACACATGCAGGCCATTTCAAAGGGACTCCAATGACCCTCTCGAATGCAGTAGCGCAAGAGACCTTTGTATGCGCGGCGATCCTGAGTTTTCAGGTTACTCACACGCGCGCAGAATGCAATTTGACGTTCCGCATCCGGGGTTACCCACACGAGACGGACAGTTGTCGACATTTCCAGGCTTTACCCAAACCTTTACTATTGAACCACTTTTTTGCGCGCAATCAGGGCATGTCAGAACGAAGAGCACAGGTAGTCAAGAAGATATTTGGAATTCCCGGATTATGCAAGTTGGTGTATGATTATGCCTGGGGTCTGGTGGTAGATCGCGATATTCGGACACATGATGTGAGCTGGATGGTCCCACCCATCCCCGTTGACATGCAACTCCTTTATCCCAAGCGCGTATGGATTCCTGGTGAAGACCGCTTTCTTTTGTTAACACTCTACGATATTCAAATGCGGCTCTGTGGGAACTCGGAGGTCGGAATCAGTGTGCCTCGTCACCACGCTCGCGAATGCGTTGTTGTGGTCAAAGATTTTAACAACGTCCTTCTGTACTCGCACAGGATTGGGGTGAAATTGTACAATCTGGAGGCCGAACCTGGCTTCAACCATGTTTGGAGCGCCAAACATACGCTGGCTGCCAACTTTGGACTTCAAAGTAATATTTGCACCATCAGGTCCAATGAAAGAGGACTTTTACAAATTGTACAATATCGCGCGGTCGAAGCTGTCCCCAAGCCTTTCCTGATCAGAATCGTAGTTGACCAACCCTTTCCTGATGTCAAGTTCATTGCGCATGTACAACCCCGGCTCTGGGTTCTCTCAAATACATCCGTCTTGTTGTTTGTCAACCAAGAAGGAAAGTGTGTTCATAGCGAACGCACCAGATATACATGTGGGCTCAGCGCTGGTCCAGCTGGATATTTGCTTCTAAAGATGGTTTATGACCAATGGACCATCTACGATACCAACGAATTTGAAATTGTGGGGACCATCACGTCAGTTGCAGAACCTCAATGGAAGCTTGACTCTCAGGGGAATCCTGAACTTCACGTTTTTGAACTACTTAAATAAAAATGCCATCTAAAACAAAAATACCCTGGCAAGTGTGGTTCAGTGTAGGTCTTGTAAGTGTTGTAATCTTGGGCGCACTCGTGTATCATTTCGTTAGTGCAGCATCGGATGATCTGAAAGAGGATGTACATACCTACAGACTGGCCAGCGCCACAGTAAGCGCACCAAAATCGGCGCATGTTAAGCGTTACTGGGATAACGGGTTACTTGTAATACGCAGAGGACGGTCATACACCATAGAGCTTGATGAAGACCTGCCTCAACTCACAAACGTCATCTTGAATACCTTTAAAGAACAGCACCTTTCCCACGAAGATTTCATGACAGTGAACGTTCGAGGAACAACCTTAACCATAGATACATCTGTGACGGCCCCTTTAAGTAGGTGGGAACTAAGTGCTTCATTTGAAGGTGTGGAGGAAGTCTTAGTGATCAAAGGATATTTAATTTATAATCCCTGGCATACCGACGACCTAACGTATATGCCAAACCCCGAAAACGATAAGAGTAAGCCCAACCCCGACAAATACCTTGCGGAGTATATAGAAAACGAGAACGTCTACATATTTCAAGGATCAGCCAACAACTATTCCGCTAGTCCTTGGCAAATTGGACAATTTAACCCAGAAACCCTAGAGCTCATCTTTCTATTGCTGGATATGGCAACTCTAGACATGTGGGGTAAACCTTTTGATAAGGCAGACCCCACAGTTGTCGTTAGGTTCCTCACTAACCAAATTAATACCATGGTCCTCATGGGCAACTGGTCAGATAGCAAGGACGAAGTAGTGTTCCCGTCTGATCCAGTTAGGTGCAGCACAGACGATGATTGCTTGGTTGCGGCGCCATACTTTGACTGCCGCGAGGCCAAGCTTGACTATGGTGCCTGTTACCTTCCTGGTCTTAATGGCCTCGAGGGATACTGGCCCAATCCAGAGGTACGTTGTACCGCTAGCTCAGAGTGTGCTGGACTCACTGGACCGTCGGGGTGGCAGCTAGGGGATCCCGTATGCACTCAGGCCGAGGGACGTGCATGTGGACAGAATAAGAGCCCTGGTATGTGGACGTCAGTTCCTCAAATCATAGAAAGATGGTTCAAGGACTACAACTATTTCTACGAAGGCACAGCCCCTCTAAACACTGTACAGGGGTCCAATGTGCAAGCCCGTTATGGACAATGTTGGGTATTCAGCGCCATCTTGTTGAGCTTTTGTCGGGCTCTGGGAATTCCTGTCAGAAACACCATAAACTTTGGATCTGGGCATCCATCATGTAGATCGTGGCCATTTCCAGGTTGTGATAGCTTATACCAATCCCCAGATTTTACCGATTATCTTGTGGAGCAAGGGAAGGGTACAGGAAGGTTTTACAATGGCAGCCAATGGAACTACCATTCAATCGATGCAGTATTCATTCAACGCCCAGAACTCGACGAAAAGTACAGCGGTTGGAATGTGGTTGATGCCACAAGACAAGAGCCTTCATATGGTGTTTTTATGATGGGGCCTGCTCCTGTTCGAGCCGTCAAAGACAAGGACATGAACGTGCCTTTTGACACTAGCTTTGCAGTAGGCGAGTATAACTTTCGTATAGTTCATTGGGCTGGCTCCAGTACACCAACACCTTCCACCGATCTGTCTGGTAGTGATGTATCATGGGGGCAAAATCACGTTATAACCTCAAGACCCATCTGGGAGCTTCCAAGCGACTTTGTCTATACGTACACCAATACAAATGATCCAGAAGGTGTGCAGTTGGCTGGCACGTGGATTGACCGCGAGTATAAGGACCCTGAAAACCCTTACAGCTGGCCGCTATCCGCGCAAGGCATGCGTGCCATGAGGGCCTTCGAACAGCAAGATCCACTCATGGTCATTTCAGGCACACAAGGTGAAGACATCAAGGTTTACGTTAAGGAACCAGGTACTTTACAGATCTTCCTGGTTGACTATACAAATGCAGTTTTAGACGATAACCCGCTAATGACTATAGATGTCAGTAGCGAACACACGGTATCTACCAAGCAATTCCCTTACATGAAGACTAGCTATTACAAGTTTGTCCTTCGTGACAAGAAAGGTAAAATCCTCCAAGCCGAGACTGCATTTTTGACTAAGCCTGAGATCGATATTTCATGGGGTCATGGAAAGGTCACATTTACCTTTATAGCACCTTTAGAAATGCGTCAAGTTGTCTTCCAGGTGAAAGGAAAAGGGGAATTTACTAATGAATTCAGGTATACGGGTTTAGCTGACGGGGAGGTTATTGAGATTACTAAACAGTGGTCTAAAAAGAAACCAGCATTCCGGGCAGCCCTGTACTCTGAGACACTACCGCCTATATTTAATTTAGTTACTCCTGCCAGAAGGTAAGTAAATAAAGCTTAAACAAGTCAAGAAGTCAAGAAATCACGAATTTAATGGCGAAATTTGCAGTAGTCTCTCATGCAGCCAGGCCCATTCCAACATCGCTTGGCCTGAACAACAGTTGAACCACGGCGTCGCTTGGCATGGTGCGGGGATGGTGATCTTTGTCGCCGCCGTCGTCGGTTAACAGGCGAGGGAGATTGACGAGGGCGAGTACGATTCTCATCCTCGAGGCGCTTTTTTTCTCCGCGAATCTTAACCAGCTCTTCCTCGAGGCTCTTTTTTTCTTCGCGAAGCTTGGTTAGATCCTCCACAGGCTTCTTCTGCATGTATTTGGCCAAAACACCAATGTTATCGTTGATGGTTGAGACATTGGCCACCGTGGCTTGGTGAGCGTTCTTCATAGTCTCAAGGTTGGCGTCAATGGACTT